CTGTGCCTGTGCCTGTGCCTGTTCCAGTGCCTGTGCCTGTTCCTGTTCCAGTTCCTGTTCCTGTTCCAGTGCCTGTTCCAGTGCCAAGCCCACCTGCTTTTTCTGCTTTTCCAAGTAGTAATACAAGTAATTTTAGTGATGTATGTACTGAAAGTATACCAAATACTTATTACCATAATGGAGCAAATGCCTTACCAATAGCAGGAGACAATGTTTATAGTGATGCAAGTGGATTAAACGCATTAGCAGCAGGGTACTATAGAATGACAACTGATTTTTATATTAGAGTAGCAGCAGGTGGAGAAGTTATTGAAGAAGCAATATGTGGAACTCCTACGCCTACACCAGTTCCAGTGCCAGTGCCTGTGCCAGTTCCAGTGCCAGTGCCTACACCGGCTCCAACACCAAGCCCCGCTTTATGTACTCAATTTTATACAGAAACCGGAGGTTCAGGCTCAAGCGCAGCATCTTGTAGTAATGGAACATCTGCTTCAAGAAGAAGACATAATGGTTTGTCAACATATCCCGAAATTGGAGATACGATTTATACAACCGGAACTTGTACAACAACATTTAATGGAGGAAGTGATTGGTATTTTGTAGGTGGTGATTTATCAACAATACAAATTAATAGTTCAGGAGTAGTAATAGATAAAGACTATTGTTAACACTTAAATAAAATAATGGCACAAGTATTAGAGTAGCAATATGTGGATTTTAAGATTAATTTATTATCTTTATATTAAATTAAAATCAAATGATAACTGAAATAGAAAGCTTTTTAAGCGAAGAGGAATGTAACGAATTAGTTACAATTATTGATGCTAATCACACACGTTCCTCTGTGGTTGAGGGAGGTACTGATATAAGCACTGTCTCGGAAACAAGAACCTCAAGTACTTGTAATTTAGATTCTAATAATGAGTTAGTATCTAGAGTTCATAATAAAATAGCCATACACTTAGGCCAACAATTATCAAAAGGAGAGGGACTTCAAGGACAACTTTATGAACAAGGACAATTTTTTAAACCTCATAATGATTATTTTAGTGGCAGCGCTTATGACAAACATTGTCTGCAGTCTGGCAATAGGACATTTACGTTAATGATTTACCTTAATGATGACTTTGAAGGTGGTGGAACTAATTTTCCTAATATGGATTTAAAAGTAAAACCAAAAAGGGGTAAAGCTGTTATTTGGCAAAACACTATAGATGGTATAGGTCAAGAGAAAACCTTACACGAAGGTCAATCAATAGACTCAGGTAAAAAATATATCATCACCTCATGGTGGAGAGAGAATGATTGGAATGGAGCTGAAGATGCGTATAAGTATAAAAACAAAAAGAAAATATATACAGATAAGTCTCAGATACCAAAGCTAACAGAGAAAGGATTTAAAGTTGTTAAGTGTCCCGATGTCGCTTGGGGTCTTATACAAGATGCTTATAATATTTTAAAGGACAAAAAAACAGAGGAGAAGTTTGAGAACAAGGAGAATGTAATTATTGGAGGTGGAAGTGATATACTTTCATTTGAGCATTTGCCAAGTATTAGAGCAACTATACATAAAGAGTTACAGCCATTACACGAAGAGTTCTGTGGCGTTTCAATAGAGCCTAGCTTTATTTATGGTATAAGGTCGTACACAAAAGGGGCTACGCTTATAAACCACGTTGATAGGGTAGAGACTCATCATATATCTTCAATTATAATAGTAGATAAAGACCTAAGATGTGGATGTCAGCACAAAGAGTTTGCTGATGATTGGCCTTTAGATATTCAAGACCATGACGGTAATTGGCATAAAGTGTATGCAGAGGTTGGTGATATAATATTATACGAGTCAGCTATATGTGAGCATGGAAGGCAAGAGCCTTTTGGAGGTGAGTATTTTAGAAACTTTTTTGTACATTATAAATTGGTATGATAAGTATTCCTTGTGTAGTACCTATAGAAGCATTTAGAAAACAAATATCATTTTTTCAGCACCAGCACAATAAGGTGTACGGAGAAGATGCTAGTAAAAAAGCAATTATCCCTATAGTTAAATACAATCATTACGGTGAGAAACCGATTAGTGACGTTGATTGGAATATGACTTTACCATATAAGATGGTTGACTCGGTATATGAATATGTTAAAGGCTCTGAGCAGTGGTATATTCCTATAAATGTATTTACTGCTGCCAAACAAATTATAGAGCATTTAGGGGATGATGAGGTGGTTGAGATAATAGATGCTGACTTGGTTCACTTAAAACCATACCCCAAAGAGTATGATAAAATGCCTTATGACTTAGTATTTGCTGATAATACCTATGAGGATTGGCACATGCACATCTCAAAAACAGATGGAATAAACAGAAAAGTAATAGACGATTATCTGTGGCACGACATGAATGCATACATAAACGGAGGTTTTAATGTTATAGGAAGAGTAAAAACTATAAAAAAAATAATAGACGACGTAATTAAGTACTCTTGTTTAGTTACTGAAAAAGAAAAAGGAAATCAACACTCTTGGTGGTGTGCAATGCACGGACTAAATATCTCATGCCATAATCACAGAATCAAAATGGTAACTCCAGAAAATTGCTATTACCCTAATGTTAACGAGCTAAAGGATGAGCACTACATCGCCCATTACAGTTGCGACCCATTATTTAATAAGCATAAAATACCAAATGTAGATACATCAAAGTTCCCTGACAATTTATTTTATAATCAAGCGAAAGAATGGCTGTCTCAGTTGTAACCTGCGTGACAGGTAGCTTTAATAGAGTTCATAAAACAGACGTAGAAAATGCTTATGTGTTTACTACAATAAGAGACGACTCATTTAAAAAGCATTGCGAGGAGCAAGGGTGGGGGGTTATTATTATGAATGAGATGCATACTTTTAATTTAAAAGAAGCAACAAGACAATCTAAATATATAAAGACTCTTAAATATTGCAACGTTAATACGGAGCACGTCTTGTATATAGACCACAAATATAAAATAATGAGCATACATATTCCTCCTTTAATTAAGGAGATAGGAGATAATGCTTTTTTATCTTTTATAAATCCAAAGAGTATATATAGGGAGTTCTTTGACTCAATGGCTTATGATAGATATTTGTCTGACATAATACACATAAGGGCAAACATACACGACTACAGGGACAGTGACATACAGCTTTTTTATGGAGGATTAATACTTTATAATACAAGACATAAAGACTTTGTTGATATTACAAATAAAATGAACAGAGCAGTTGACAAATATAAGCACGTTCAAGACCAGATTTTATTTCCTACTGCAATTAATGAGTATAAGAAAATACTAATTAATAATACAATAGGATTAAAACACGAGTGTCCTCAAGAGCAGATACCCGGCAAAACATACTAAAGATTAAATTCGTAATTTTGTATATTAAACAAATATATAACCATGCCAAATTATACACTAAGCTATAGTGAGTCAGCCCAAGGCTGGCCGTCTTTTTTTTCATTTTACCCAGATTGGATGATTGGTATGAATAACTACTTCTACACTTTTAAGGGTGGTAATTTATATAGACACAATACAAATGAGACTAGGAATAACTACTACGGACAGCAGTACTCTTCACAAATAACAAGTGTATTTAATGATTCGCCATTACAAAATAAATTGTTTAAGACAATAAACTTAGAGTCAGACTCATCTTGGGACGCAACTTTAATTACAGATATACAAACATCAGGATATATTGAGAATGAGTGGTTCGAGAAAAAGGAGGGGTCTTGGTTTGCATACATAAGAAATGCAGGAACAACACCTTCTGAGTTAGGAGAGTATGCATTACGCTCAGTTAATGGTATAGGTAAAGCCGCATCAGTAACAGGAGCAATAAGTGCTATGGTGATAAACTTCTCAATTAGTCCACTGGTTAGTATTGGCTCTATACTTAGCGTTGGTGATATAGCTTACTTTTCAACACCGCCTTATACAGTACCTCAGCTCGCTGGAAAGGTAACTAACATTGAGGTTGACTTACCTAATGGTATAAACAGAGTAACAATAGACGCAAGTATATCTGGTGCTGTATCAATATCTATACAAGACCCCTACATAATGTTTATTAAGGATGCAGTAGCTGAGTCACATGGTGTTCTTGGTCATTACTGTAAGTTCACAATAACAAATGATGACACTAATGCTACTGAGCTTTTTGCAGTTGAGTCTGATATAATGAAAAGTAATCCTTAAATTTAGTATCTTTGCTTAATATGGATTTAACTATTAGACCCTTACAGAAAGGGGATTACGAGAACATTTTAGTAAAATGGTGGAACGATTGGAAGTGGGAAGCTCCTGCTAAAGATTTTTTGCCAGATGATGGTAAAGGTGGTTTAGTGGTTTACGATGGAGACGTCCCAGTTTGCGCTGGGTTTCTATATATAACAAACTCAAAAGTATGCTGGGTGGATTGGATAATATCTAATAAGGAATATAGAGAGAAACCTGGGAGAAAGATAGCGAAGTCTGTTTTAATTCAGGCTCTTACTGATTCTGCAAAAAACTCAGGAAGCAAATACGCTTACGCTTTAATAAAGCACAATGGTCTTATAGCTACCTATCAAGAGGCTGGCTATATAAAGGCTGATAATTATAACCAAGAAATGATAAAAGCATTATAATATGGGGGTATTCACAGCAATATCAGCAGCAATTTCAGTCGGTTCGGCAGTACAATCTTTTAGTCAAGCTGCTAAACAAAACAATCTTCAAGAAAAAGCAGAGAAGGAAGCTGAAAAATCAGTAGCTGAAGCTAAGAAAAAATTAAGTGTTAACTATGCTGAAGGTTTGTCTATACAAAAAGAACCTTATGAGCTTGAAAGAGAAGCCTTAATATCGGCTGGAGCACAAGCATTACAAGCTGGAGTAGAAGGCGATGTAAGGGGCGCAGGAGCTACAGCAGGAAGAGTTCAAGCAGCTCAACAAGCTGGTCAAAGACAAATAGCTGCAGCTATGGGTCAAGATATGTTAGGTCTTGAGAAAGCAGCTGCAGCAGAAGATGCAAGAATAGCTCAAGATTTATCATCTATAGACCTTATGGAGGCACAAGGAGCTCAACAAGCCGCTAAAGATGCTGAGAGAAGAAGAAATGCAGCTATACAGCAAGGCGTTGTTAGCGCAACTAAATTTGGAGAAATAGCATTAGAAGAGCTTGTTCCTTTATATAGAGAACAAAAACAAGAAGCTAATTCCGCTGGTTTAAATCAAAATGGAAACGCAACTGGAGGTGGAGTATTTGATATTTTAAATAATAAAAATCAAGCAGGTTCTATAACTTCGTCAAGCGGAATGAGTATGGAAGAGATTCAAAAGTTAGTAGACGCTGGCATAATAACACTTAATAAACCTATTTAAGATATGAGTACATATTATGGCTATGTTGAAAGAAAGGCGGAAGACGATATAAATTGGAACGCTGTAGGTAAGGGCATAACAGATATGCTCGAAGACGTTAAAAAAGTTAGAGAAGATAAAAAGGCTGCCATAGACAAAGAGTCTAGGGAGTTTGGAGAAGTTCTTTCTAATTCCCCTCAAAGCCAACATAAAAGTTTAAATGAATATGCTCTTTCATTTGCTGATAGCGCACAGCAATCTTTATTGATATTGGATAGGCAATTTAAATCTGGTAATATAAAACTAAAAGATTACAGCATAAGTAAGCAAAACTTAATAGATGGCTCTAATAAAGCTTTTTCAATTATAAAAGATTACAATGCCAAGTATCAGGAAAAGCTAAAAAGATTAGATAAATCCTCTTTTATTGAACAGTCGCTAATGGAAGATGTTGAAGGGTTCAGCAATTTTACAAATACAGAGCTCTACATTAATCCAACTGACTTTAAAGTAAACGTTGGAAAAAAAGTAAAAGGGCAAGATGGCGTAATGAAGTTGAGTAGTAACCCAAATGACTTTTCAACTCTAGATACCATTAAAAACATGATGGACATAAGAATAGATAAATACGATGTTCTTGGCCAGACAAAAGCTGCAACAGATGTATTAGCTAAAAAGACAGAGGTAGTTATGAAAGATGGTGTAAAAACCTTTACTAGCATAAAGAACTTAAAGCAATACTCTGAAATAAAAGAAAACTATATAAAGTCTGTTCTATCAAATGGATTTAATTCGGCAAGTATTCTTGGTGACTTCTTAGGGACTACTAAAAATGGAGAAGATTATAAAACAACTAGAGATTTAAATAACAAAGACGAAAGCAAAGTTCTTCTGATTGACGACCCAGTTAATCCCGGAAGTGGAAGACTTATAGCTAAATTAACTGATACTCAGGAAAAAATAGCTAGAGATGTTTTAAGTAATCAGTTCGAGGCTTCTATAGAAGAAATAGAAACAGCAAGAGCTGAGTTTGCTCCGCAGAGAGCTCCTCAACCAACTGCATACGATAAAAAAATGGCGTCAATACAAGAAAGAAACTTGAAGTCAGTTGACTATATGAATAGAGCTTTGTCTGCTACAAGCAAAGAAGAAGTTAGTGCTGCTCTTGGAGACTTGCAATCATTCAATGACAATATAAGTAAGGTGGAGAAAGTAGGCAATGAACTTGTATTTAGCATTTACAATCCACAAAGAAAACAAAATGAGATTCAAAGAGTTCCTTTATCTGGAGGCAAAAAAGATATTGCCGAAAGAGCTTTAACAAAAATATTAGGGCCTGATGTTAATGTTACTGAATTAATAAAAGACAGTGGTATAGGTCTTTCAGGAAATGTATCAAATATTGGAGGTAAATATGAAAGAACCGTAGAGGTTCAGAAAGCCCCTCTTACAGACCCAGCAAGTTTTGTATTTGATGAGGCGACTCAAAGCATGCAAAGTCCTAAGACTATTTTTACTGATAAAATAAAAGACACAGCTACTCCTGAAGTAGCTATGGCGACAAGAGAATTGTTGAATAGTCAAGGCATTAAAGCTGAGGTTGATATTACAGGAGGCAGAAGAGGTTTTGGAGCCTATATATCCGGAAAATCTAAACCTGGGTATGTAAATATTAAGTTTGATGAAAGCGTGGTAACTCTTCCTGATACTGTTAAGGATTTCAAAGAAACAATGTTTAATGTTATAAATGAAATAAACAATGCAAGTCTTGAGAATAGAAAAATAAATGAAAGCCTTTTAAGTTCATTAGGAGCTAAAATTCAGCCTAAAAAGACACTTGACTTTTAAAAACGAATAAAGTATGGATAAATTAGAGAAGCTATACCTTACGCTTATAGAAAATGGTCTATTGTCTGAGGAAATACCCTTTGAGGATTTTCAATCTCAGTATACATCAAACCAAGATTACAACAAGCAGGTCTACGATGCTGCTGTTGATAATGATTTAACGTCTGAAGATTATCAGGCGTTTTCTTCTTTTTATTCTCCGGAGCTTTCTGTTACTGAGATAAATGTAAATGATGAGATTGAAGATGTTGTTAAGCCTATAATGCCAACCGTACCTCCTACAGGAGAAAAGGACACTGCTATTGAGAGGCAATTCGGAAAGAACTTTGTTACTGATTTTTTTGGAGATATATACAGAGCTGGAGCTCAAGGAATAGCACAAGGAGCTACAGTTGATGATGCTTTAAAAGTATTTGCAAAAGGAGAAGATATATCTGATGAGGATTTACAAGACTACATAAACTCTATAAATGAAATGGAGAGCTACGGCTCTTCAGATGAAATGAAAGAGTTTCAAAAGATATATGAAGAAGGAGGCAAAGGAGTTCTTGGTTTCGTAAAAGGCATATATAGTAACCCATCTGTTATAACCCAATTATTTACATCATCAGTAGCCGCTATGATTAACCCAGCTGTAGCGTCGGGAGCAGGAGCAGGAGCTCTAGCAGGAGCTGCAACAGGAGCTGCATTAGGAGCTCCAACAGGATTTTTCGCTGGTGTAACAGCAAGTGGAGGGGCTATAGCAGGTGCAATAGGCGGGATGTCTGGAGTACTTGAAGCTGGTTTATCATATACTGAATTTTTAAAAGATGAGATTGAAAAGAAAGGTCTTGAATTTAATAACGATGGAATAAGAGACGTACTAGAAGATGTAGATGCACTAAAGAGAATACGAAACAAATCACTAGCTAGAGGTATATCAATAGCAGCTATAGACGCTTTGTCTGGTGGTTTAGCCAGTAAAGTAACGACAAGTGTTGCAAGAGGTGCCGCAAGCAAAGCTGCTGGAGCATTGGTTGGTGGAACTGTAGAAGCTGTAGGAGGTTCAGTTGGTGAGACTTTAGCTAGGGCTATTACAGGTCAAGAGATGGACATTGCTGAGATTGGTTTTGAGGGAGTAGCTGGAACAGCTACCGCTCCTATAACCGTAACAAGGGGTCTTATAAAATCTCCTTCATACACTGTTAACAAATCAAAAGTAAGCAGAAGAACAATACAAGATATAATTGAGACTTCTGACCCTATTCAAGTAGTTACTACTGATTTTGGAGTAAAGAACGACCCAGACCTTACCGCCCTTATTCAAGAGAAGAGAGCTGATGCTCTTATTGAATTAAATATAGATAGAGCAGCCCCAAACCTAACCCCTGAAGACAAGACTAAAGTTATTGCATTAGAAAAAGAAAAGCAAAAGCTTACAGGAAACGATACTGAGGTAGCTAAGAGACGATTGTCAACTATAAAGACGCAAATAGAAGATATCATATCTAAATATGATGAGGTAGAAACAAAAGTAGAACCCACAAATGAAGAAGCGTTAGCCGCTCTTGCTAATGATGGTATTGCTGAGCCTACTGAAGCTCAGGTTATAGAGAAATTAGACCAACTAAATAAAGAAAAACTAGATGCCATTCAAGAGCCAAGCACAGAGGAGATACCTGTACAAGAACAACCCGGAGTTAGCGAAGAAGTGGTCGAAGAAGTACCCATCGAGCAAGAACCTGCCCAAGAAGGTGAGCAAGAAGTAGGTTTTATTACTACTCCGTCTATAAGAGAACCTTTTATACTTGTATCTCCATCAGGTAGACCAAGTAATACGCAGGTTAATTTTACTGAGGACGGAAAAGTTGAGTCAATAGTTAATAAAAAAACAGGAAAAGAAGTAACTGCATCTACAAAATCAAAAGCAGAGAAAAGAATAATAGATATAGTCCTTGATGTAGACTCTGGCGTAGAGGCTGAACTACAAGAAGGCATGACTCCCGAACAAGTAATTTCTGAAATAGTAGATAATAGTAACAATGTAAGAGAGGTAGCACTGGCTATAAAAACTGAAGAGGAATCTGTCAAGAATAAAATATCTCAATCAAAGGAATTTAGTTCTCAGGGCAGTGTCCTATTTAGTTTAGTAGGGGAAAAATTTACTCCTGATAGTTGGGTAAAAGCTTCAGGAGTATCTATTAAAGAAATGGAAAAAGGTAATCCTGGATTCATAATAACTTGGATTAGAACAAAAAAGAAATTTGGAAATTCAATACAGGATGGAGCAAAAGGATTTGACGCTAGTCAAATAGTAAGCTTTATAGAGAAATATCCAACTGCAAGTATTCTAAAAGAGTCAACAGGGCGGGAACAGGGTTTAACGAATAACCTTGACGCATTAAAAGAAAAATTCACCCTTTTAACTGGAATACAGGCAACCTCTTCCAATATAGAAGCTGTTATTAATGTGGAAGAAGGAAGAAAGCCTATTGCTTTGCTTGAGCAAGCAGCTGCAGAAAGAGCTCAGATGGAAGCATCAGAGCCAGGCGTTTTTGGAAAAAAGAAAGGCCCATCTCCTAATAAAATAACAGGAGAAGCTCCTACTATGGTGACAGTTGATGAAGCTAAGGCACTAACAGACCAGATTAGATTGGAGGCTAGAGCTGCCAGAGACTCTAAAAAAAATCAAGATGCTAAAAGAAAATCATTATCCAATGCTATATCTTTACTGGCAAAGAGAGGTACTATATCTATAAAAAAAGCTTCAAATATAATAAAAAAAATATCTAGTATAAACTTAGATAACTCTATTAATTTAGAAAGGGCGCTTTCTTATGTTGAGAAGATATTTGAAAACGCAGACAATAAATCTAGGTTAGACCAAGCTGAGTCTCTTAGAAAGAAAATAAGAAAAAATTATAAGAAAGTTGAAGCAACAGTATCTGATGCAGCTAGAGAGTTTCTTCAGATAGACCCATGGCTTGTTGAGGATATAAATGAATACATATCAGTGGCTTCACAAGTAAGTCAGGGACTCAGACCAACTACTAGAGCCAGTATAACGCCTGCTGTAGATTTAAAAAATATGCAGGACTATTCTTTTGACGCTCTTAATAGACAGAATGAAATAAAAGTTAAAGTTGAGCAAGAAGCTTTTGAAGATTTAACTGGACTTTCTGCAAGAGATTTTTCTTTAGCTGAGATGCGTTCAATCATATATAATATGGACGAGCCGACATCAGAAAAGGCAGCTAATGAAAAAGAAAAACAAATAACTGACGGTCTTAAAAAAGCTTTTGATGTTTACTCAAACATAGTTGATAAACAACTAGAGATTGGACTTGACCCATTTACAGGTGAGAGTATATCATTTACAAAGAAACAAAAAGAGATAGCAAATGATTTCATAAATATGAATCTAGACCTACTCAATGCAAAGCAAAAAATGGTAGCTCTTGATGCGTTAATTAACTTTGCTAGTAATGCAACTACTGGAGGTATGAGCGCTATGGTATCGGAATACAATGGTATTTTAGAAAGCAATAAGGTAGCAAAAAAGGGAATAGCGGCTAAGCAGCTTAATATATTTGGAACAGCAAAATCTCAAGCTCAAGCATGGATAAAAAATATAAGTAACTTAAATAATGCTTTTGAAATACTATTCAAGTCTAAAACAAGAGCCAATGAAGTGATGGAGGCTATGGGGTTGGAGGCTCTTATATTCGGGGCGTCAAGTGGCGCTAAAAAAGCAGAGATTGTTTTTGATAAGTTAGTTAAAAAAGTAAAGAAGTTCACTCCTAATAATCAAGACCCTTTTAGTGTTTATAATAATACTGAGATTGGTATGTATGCTGATGTCAAGAGAACAGTAGATGGAACAAAAGAAGAGAGGCAGGCTGAGTTTGAAAGAAACAAACAAATAGCAAGAGAATCCTATGAAGATTTATTAGCTTCTCAAGACGACAAGAAAGTAAAATTAGGAGAGGTATACAGAGAAGTTTATGACAAAATATTAAAAGACTCTAATACCATAGAGGATGTAGAGGCTAAGGTAGACAAGGATAATATAACTATTTTAAATGAGACTGTTAAAGTTTGGAGTGAGTTCTACCCGGAACTAAAAGATGTTTCGCTAAACTTTTACAATAAAAAATTAGGAGATGAAGTATTCTATACTCCTCGTTCTTACTCAAGACTTAAAAAAACAAAGGACACTCCCGATATAACTGAGGCTATATACAATCCAGAGGGTAGTAAGAGAGCTATATACGACGAAAAAACAGGTGTATTAAAAGAGTCAACAAAACCTAAGACCTTACGAAAGGCTGATGGAAAGCCTAACAGGTATGTCAACTATAGTTTCTATTCCAATAACTTTAGTGGACTTAAATCTGCTTTAATTGATGCTAATACAGCAGGTCCTATAAGACAGATAAAAGGATTTCAAAGTACTGATGCTTACGCTGAAATATTTCCAAATGAAAAAGATAGACAAATAGTAGAGGAGAGAATTAAAAAATATGTTGACATAAAGAGAGGTGTCTCTGGACTCAGCAGAACAGAGGAGGACTTTCTTAATGTAATAAACAAAGTAGCTACAATAGGTGTCGCTAGAACTCTAGGTGGTTTAACTCAGCCTATAAAACAATTCGTTCCTTTTGTTAACACGTCCGTTAACGCTGGCATAGAGAACACTTATCTTGGAGCTAAAACTGCTGGGACAAATATAGAGGCTAATGCGGCTTTAAATAATCTTGGTATAGCTGTATCTACTAGAGGTGTTGCGTCTTTAGTTGACTTAAAGAGTATAAATAATAAGCTAAATAACTTACCAACAAGCAATAGTGGTAAAATGGTTAAAGCTTTAGATGATGTAAGTAAGCAATGGATAAAATACACATTAGTAAATCCAGACGTACTTACTGCAAGAAGTTCATTTTTTGCGTACTACTTTCAACAATTAAAAAAGAATGGAGTAGAGGTTGAGAATATTGATTGGAATAATCATCAGTGGGATATGAGTGCTGCTACTTACGCTCAGAAAGAAGTAGATAGACAGCAGAACGTTTCAGACCAAGACCTGCAAGGGGATTTATTTACTAGTCAAAATCCATACGTACAGTTGTCTCGTAAGGTTTTCTTCCCATTTGCAAACTTTTTATTAAACCAAAAGAGTAGAATGTACTCTGACATAACAACTCTTAGAAGTGATGTTGCTACACCAGAGGACAAAACAAATGCAAGAAAGTCTTTAGGTGGACTTGCCGCTGAGACAATCGCTTTCAATGGCATATCTTACGCTATATCACAGGCTCTTGTTGCGGCTTCATTTGCAATGATGGGTAAAGAGGAGTCTGAGGAGGATGAGAAAATAAGAAAAGGATTCCAAAAGACAGGTAAGCTTGGCAATATAGTGTCGGATATACTCATACCTTTGCCCGTAATGAATGACCCAGGTATGCAGGTTGTGAATGGTATAATTGATTTAGTTCAAGATAGTGATGACCCATTCCAGTTCTTTGCTAACGATGAAAAGACTTTATCTGAACAGTTAGGAGTCTTAGGTATCGCTGGTCAAAAGCTAGGAACAATGAAGGAGTTGATATTAATGGCTAAAAATGGAGAGTCAAAAAAGACATTCATGGGTAAAGAGCGTGTCACTAAATTAAGTAAGGTAGACCAAGATGCCATGAAAGTAAATGCAGTTGCTTATATGTTATTCTTAGCTGGAGCACTACCCTCAGAGGTTGGGTATCTTACAGACAGGAATATGAAGATAGCTACTAAGAAAGACCCTAAGACAAATAAAATTTCTAAAGAGGATTTAAAGAAAATAAATAAAGAGCTTTATAATAAAATTTATGGGCCAGGGTCAAGCTACTATAAGAATCAGCAAATAAAAAAGAATCTAAAGAAAAAGTAACTAAAGTCTTACGTACTTGAATTGCTTTTTATTTGAGTAGTGGGCGGTGAGTTCTTCATTAGTCCACTTAATCTCACCTGATATTTGGTTTACCCTACTATATATAATTCCATCTGTGCAATACCATATCACCACTGGATTTAGTCTCTTGTCTGATAGCTTCAGTAATTTACGCACACCTATTGTTAAGGGGTAAGCGTCTCTAAGACTCTTGTTTTCAACTATAATGTCGGCATAAGCTATAAGGTTTTTATCTTTATCAAAGACCTTATAATCTACGTCAGTGTGGGATAGACGCATAAAATCACCCTTGAATAGGTTGACAAAGCATTGTATCGCATTTTTTTGTAACTTTGTATCTTTTTCTGACTCAAAAATCATAGCTCCATTAGGCAATTTATAGAGGTGTGTCCACCTAGAATAACAGCACAACCAATGGCTTGCTTTTTAAAATGTTTTGCATAAGCAGAAGCGTATGCGTTTGAGTCAACGCCACATCCTACTTGAGTTGCAAATATTCTAAACCTCTTACCTACCATCCACTCAGTATAAGCCTGAGTATGTATGTGTCCTTGCACAGTGGACATCATATCATTCTTAGCCTTCGTTCTAGCTGTCCCACCTTCGCCATGAACGTATTGTACGTTGTCATAGACAACTTGTTCTACCCAACTCCAGTTCGTGCCTAATACCTCATTATATGGCTTAATCCAGCGACTTGGTATTTGAGAATCAAAAGCCTTACGCATAATTATTCTATCGTGGTTTCCAATGCATACGTCAGCTACCGGGAACTCATCAGCCCACTTAGATATTTGCTCAACAGCAAAGTCAAGTTCATATCCTCCACCCATACCATCTGGGTCGGTGGCGTGAAAAGATGAGTAGTGATTGTCTATGATGTCACCTATAAATATAACTTGGTTGCAGTTATACTTTGCGTAGGTCTTTTTACAGAAATCAAAGTAACCATCAAGCTCAAATGGAGCGTGTATATCTCCTACCACTAGGATTCTTCTTTCGTCTTTAACTAAATTCTCGTAGGCAAATCTTTTATTACCACTAAGACGTGGTCTTGATTCTTTATATGTCATCTTGAACTGAGTCTGATAGCCCCTTTAGCTTCCTTATAAGAGCATTTGTTTCTAGTTTTAATCGGTTATACTCACTGTCTACTAAACATTCGTAGATTTCATTTGATAGTGAGTGAATTTCATCCATTAAAAAGTTAATGTTCTGAAGTCTTTTGTTTTCTAAAGGGCTTAGTTTCATAGGTCTATTACATGTAAGAAAGATAGTCCGGTCAGATAGTCTATATCTTTTATAGCTCTATATATTTTTTTGGACTTTTTTTTGGCTTCCTCCTTATCAGCTTTTGTAGACTCACTACCTAGATTACAATATATGTCTGCATCAATTCTAAGTAATTCATCTACTTTTTGCCTATCGCTCCAAGTTTTAAAGTTTGTTATTTTTTCTATGTCTTTTATTGTATATATCATCCTCTATATATTTCAGTAAATAATCCGTGTTCTGATAATTCTTTTATTCTATACTGTTGAAGCTTTGACACTACTCCTTTTGGAGTCTTAACCTCACTAAACAAAACCCCCGAGTCAGGTGGTATAGCCACTAGGTCGGGGATTCCATTCTTGTTAGTTTTGATTAGTTTAATTACGTAATAACCCTCAGACTCAAGCTGCTTTATTCTCTTTGCTTGTATCTGCTGCTCAGTCATTACTCAGTCTTGTTAGATACCCAGTTAGTTCCTGTCTTCTCTTTATGGAAAGCTATTTCTCTTTCAATATAATCCTTTGCCTTGTACAAGTCTTGTATAGGGTCTTTTGTTTTTACACCTGCCCTGACAAGATACTTGATTGCATTGCCTTTATTGAAGTTGATATTGTAATCTTGTATGAAGTCTATGACATCATAGTCTCCAGTAGCTTCGTAGTGAATCTGTGTTCCACGCATAGTATTTTATTTTATTCCCAGTAATCATTTACCTGGTCAGCTGCCCATATTGTTTTTGTTAGGGCTTTCACCTCTTCCATAAACTCCATGAAATTAACCTCATCTCTCATTTCTACTGAGTATTTTGAGTTGTATGTCTTTATTGATATCTTCATAACTATACAAATATATAAATTAATTTAGTTTCTTGTTGTTTTTTAAAACATTTTTATCATTGCCTCTAATCTTTCTTTGACAATTTCAGTCTTATCAATCGGTATTTTACATATTATGTCGTGAAATACACTAGTGATAATAACTTTTTTTTCTAAATCTTTTATTTTTTTATTTAAGATTTCACTATCATTCTCAAGTTGTTCAATTTTATTTGAAAATTTAACAAAGTCATATTCTTCAATTTCTTTTTCCTCATTTATTTTTATGTATTGATTCTTTAAATTTTCAAATTGAATAATTGATTCCTTGTACTTTTTACTTCTTATATAAAAAACATAGTGAAGATTATTTATATAGTGTATCACTGTAGCATGGTCTCTGTTTATTTGCCTTCCTATACTTGACTTAGACTCAAAAGAATTATTCCAAGACAAGAAAGCAAATAGTGCTCTTGCTTCCACGTAGTATTCTTTTTTTGTATTATACTTTATTTCTATATTGTATATATCCTCTACATACTTATGTATTAACTCAAGAGGTATTTCTTTTAAAAAACCTTTCATATCTTATCTATTAAATGAATATCCTAGCCTTGCTTTTACCATTACATCTATTACTTTTTTCTTGTTATGGTAGCCGTCCAATTCCTTATAAACTACTTTCTTTATTTCTTCTTCTTCAATTATAATTCTTTTTCCTTTTTTATTTTCTTTCTCAACTATTAAGTCGCAGTACACAATCTCATGTTGATTTATTTCTGATGATTTGTATTTCATATTGATAGTTTTTTTATATCCCAATTAATTCCAATCTTATTTAAAACAGAGGTAAGTAGTTCAGGTTGAACACTTGTCCATTTGCCTTTGCTGTAAGCCTTTGATACGTAGCACTCTACCAAAGGTATATCTTTAGTGTCATTTTTAAAAGAATGATTCACAAATAATACGATACTTTTTTCAGTGTGCCAACTATCACAAATTCTTTCAAGTAATAACCTTTGTCCGATAGGCATGTCGTTGCCCTCTCGTTTGACCTCCATTAATATGAGTGCTTCATTATTAAACTCCAACACAGCGTCAATATCGCTTGGGTGTATCTTTCCGTTTTGTATGCCGCTAAAATCAATGGTTTGCTTGACTTGATTACTATTTCTTATTAAAGTCATTCTTAAAATGTTTAAGTGTGTAGTCTTTCTTCTTAGTGACAGCCTTGTATATATCTGACTCTATGCCTCCTTTGGAGAATATCCAATACACATCATTTTCTAATCTGTCTTTTGTAGTCATACGGTCTTTTGCTTGCCAGTAGCTGGTAGCACTAAAGTCAATATTATAGAAGACAATATAGTCAGCATTACGAAGGCTTATGCCTTCACGCCCACTCACAATCTGAAGAGCTATAATCTTGTGACTTCCACTATCAAACTCCTGAAGGGTAGTGCAAAGCTCCTCTCCAAGGACTTGCTTTAAAGCCTCAAGTTCTTGCTTAAACTTATAGAATATACCGAGCTTCTTATCTTTAAAGTGATACGCTATAAACTCAGCCTTACTAGTGTCTAATATCATTGAGTTTCCACTCTCAAATTTAATTGTACCAGAAAAAATCTGGTGAAGTTTCATCATTAACTTAACCGGAGTGTCTGCTAGTATTACCTCATCTTTACCTTGAACTACAAGCTCTTTTTGCAATTTTTTTGCAATGTCGTATGTCTGTTGCATCATGTCAACATAAAGCACATTCTCGGTTGTCTTTGTTATAAATCCAGCTTCTTTCTGTGTAAAGTTTATTGTGTATGGCTGCATAGCTTGAATTATCTCAGGCTTACCATCTGAATAATCTTTTATATTCATACCGTTAATCGGCCTACTCTTTACGTTTACATAGTCATCGCAGAATCTATAGAAGTTAGCATACTTACTAAATGGGTTGTACTTTATTCCGTACACTTGGTGGTACATTTGACTATATGACTCAGGAGTTGGCGTACCAGACAATAGGATTACATAGGGGTTGTCTTTTTTTAACATCTCCTTTACCTGCTTAGCACGTTTACTTGGCTTAGGTGCAGCACCCATTGAGTGCGATTCATCTAACACCACAAGGTCAAACTCACCTTCTATCTTATGTAGGCTTTCATAGTTTACGATTGTTAAGTCAAAATATGAGTCCATTAAATCATAGTCATTTTGTATGCTTGAGATTGCTTTCTTTTTTGTTACAAACAAAACATTCTTTATATCAGTCATTTTGTTGGCTATGCCAAGGGAGGTCAGAGTCTTGCCTGTCCTAACCTCCATGGCTAAATAAACAAAATTATGCTCATTTAATATATCACAAGCCTTAACTATAATATCAATTTGATAGTCTCTGTATGTTATCATATTTCTATCTTCTGTTGTTCATTTTTCTTTTTAATTATAATCCATCTACCACCAGTATCACGGCCTTCTTCAGGAACAATACCCTCTTTGTACAAGCAGTAAGCTATAAGCCACTTATAAAACTTAGTCCTTGATATTGTCATCTTTGAGTTTGGTCTGTAGTCTGGGTACTCTTGAATAAAATCAAGATACAGCTCTTGCTTATACATCTTCTCGTCAATATTAAGGTTCTTGTTATGCTCATGTCCCTCAATAAGACCACACCATTCAATGAAATCATGAGAAGTTTCTGCCGATAGCTGTCTAATCTTTAAGTTCACAAACTTACTTTTCTTCAGTCCTGAATGTAGATAGCTCTGAAGACATCCAATCATATAGTTGTCAAACTGACACCATTCATTGTCGTTCCAATCACCGAACATTAGTTTTTTAAACTCATCTAATGGCGTGTATGATTTGTTGTAGTGTTGGTGTAGCTCTAGCTCCCACTTACGCCTAGCGAATGAATTTCCAGCTCCTTTAATTGCATAGTTAGTTGTTATAGCAATCTTTGGAGACTTACTAAATGGTATCTTGATAGCATCTTTATTCTTCTTCTCAAGAGTAAGGCCCTCTGTTACCACGCTAAATAATCTCTCAAAATCAAAGTACTTCTTGACATCATCAAAGCATAGTATCTGGGTGTCTGCTGACACCAACTGATATGCAAATGCTCGCTCAAATGTAAATGATTTTCCATCGATTGTCACTAACTTTTTCATCTTAGATAGTGCATTCATAAACAAACCCTTTCCAGTTCCCCCTTCAGGGTTGTCGCTTATTACCTCATCGTTTAGTATTACTGCTGGGCAATAGGATAGGTTCTTGTGTGCATGTAATAAGAAGCCAATGGTACTCTCCGTTGATATTGTTCTGTTATCATCTTTACCGCATATATTATTAATAAATGTTTTGTAGTCGCAGTTAGTTACCTCACATATCTGAAAGTTCCTGTCTATCACATGGTCTTTCCATACATAACCGCCAAGGTCAAGGTAATCAATAGGCGCTATCTCATTTTTAGTAATACGAACAGCACAATTTAAGTAGTAAAGATATGCAGTATCTTTCTTGTCCTCAATAAAGTATATATCAATAGTTGATAAGAGCGTAAGAAACTCCTCTTTGAATAGTCTTGTTTGGTCTGCAAAGTAGTTGTAGATACTAATATCATCAAGAACAATTAAGTAGTTTAGAATAAAATCTTTTATCTCTTTCTCTGATGTATGGTCAATAAGGTTATTAGTAACCCTTACAAAGACATAGTTTTTACCACCCTCTGGACAGTACTTATAAAAACCATTGTCTTCTAGAAATTGCTTGAAAAGTATATGTACTATTTTTATTGCACCTTTGTCACTCTTATTCCAAAATGAAGCATTTAAGTTCTCCTCTTCTGCTTTGTATAGAACGCTGTCAATGACGTCAGGGCTGAGGTTGTACTCCTCAAGCTCTTGCTTTACCTCTTTCTTGGATGCTCCTCTGCGTAAGCTCTGTTTAATTTGGTTTATCTTCTCCTCATCCTCATAGTACTTTGTGCCAAAGTTTTGTGCATTTGAGTAAGCTGAGTTAATGGTCTGTGCTATCTCAGATAAAGGAAAGTCACTTGTTTGGTATTGGTTTAGGACATACCCTGCAAGGCTCTTGTTTATTCCATAGTCATTGAAGGCAGCAGCTAATACATACACATTTGCGTTTCTTTTACCCTCAACCATTGGGTATTTTTTATTCCACCACTTAACAAGTATCTCAACCACCTTATTCTCGTCTGTTATTGGTATGGTAGGAGCGTCTCTGTGCGAAACCACCTCTTTATACTCTAAGTCCTCAATCTCACTCCATATTGATGAGTTTAAGTTCACGTATATAAGTGGGTCATACGATTCGTAACATACTCTGCTTATATTCTTACTTGTGGTGTCAAAATACTTTGAGTTAAAGTGCTTCTCTAAAGAGTTAAAATAGTTTACGTGGTTGTCAATGTCCTTTGGTATTTTAACAAGGGCTTTTAAGCCATTGCCTGAAGGAGATATAAATACCGAATATACATACTTGTCTCTTGTTAGGTTCTCTTTTTCTTGCAGAAGGTATTTCTGTTTATCGTAACCATCGAAGTCCAAGCAGATGATACCAGAGTGCTCAATAATAGAAGCATCACTTCTTTTATTAAACTTACCACTAAAACAAATTGCCGGAAGTTGTTTCTTAATTTCATTTCGTTCTGTTTTATTTTTTTCGCTTCTAATGTTCTTTACGATGTCTTTACTTGCTCCTTCCTTGATTCTGTCAAGGATTACATGAACATCTTTATGGAACGGAGTAGCTGTTTCTCGTATGTTTTTAAAGATTGTGACGATTTCTGTCATTTTTATGTCGATTTTAGGGTCGTTTTTTGCTCTTGAAAGTATTGAGTTTATTGAAAAGTGTCGATTATGTCAATTTTTTAATCCACCTACAGGAAAAAATAATAATAATAAATATATATTTTATATAAGAGTATAGGGAAGGAGAAAATCGACATTTCGACATGCCAAAAAAAGAGGGCTGTTACACCCTCTTGGTTTATCTTTGTCATAATTTACCTAGAAAGGTAAGTCATCTTTTACTGGGCCTGGCGATAAAACCTCGGCGTTGGCTACTGGGATGGCTTTTGCGGCATCTTGATTAGGTTCCCATGTATCGAGCTCAATATAAAATTTGCCTCCCTTAGACTGCTTTATATTGGTGTTTACCCATCCACCCTTGGCATAGTCATCCAAGAATTGTTTGGCTTCCACCACGTTCATTGATAATTTTCCGACTACAAAGTCAGGGGCTTTCTCATTTTTCTTAAAAATAAAGCCGTTTGCAAAAATTGGGTCATTCATAATATTAAAGTGTTAAATTAATTAAATAGTCTTCGATGTTCTCTTTTGATTCTTGTGAATAGAACTTGTTATATATTTTTACCGCTGCGGCCACCTTAGCCTCTCCTGAAGCCACGAACTCTTCCGAGACAGGATAAACACCCATGTCATAATAAATATTGCCTCTACGGTCTTCTTTTGCGTTCTTGTCAATTACAAAAAACACCATAGGCTTACCAAAAATTGTTTGGTATATGTATGCTTGACTGTCATAGTTGTAATTATATGCAGACCACTTGAATTTTTTAATGTCACTTGTGGTTTTGATGTCAATTACAATATCACCTACTATTCTATCTGCCTTGGCTTTGAATAGCACTCCGTTAATCTCTTTTATTCCCGGCACTTCATTCTCTCCTTCTCTACCTATTACGTTATCAAAAAAGAATAGATTTGATTTAGCGTATTTAGTCATTGAGTGTATTGCATTGTACTCATGCTCAAGCATAGCAAATTCAATATTATTCTCTAATAGAAACTCTTTATATACTTTAGTGGTTCTTGTGGAAACTCCTACATAAGTAAATTTGACAGCCTTATCAGGCTCAAGCATAAGCTGGTGAAAAAGTCTGCCGTTGGCAAAATTTGCGTTGTCTTTCTTTCTTACACGGAATTGTCTTGGGTCTGTAAGTAGTGTACCTATGTCTGAATTTGACAGATACTTCTGACCAATTTCTCCATAGTAATTCTCATCTATTTTTAATAGCTCTATGTCTTTCATTATAATGATTTTTTAAGCTCAGTTTTAACTTCTGATGTTACTTTATATTTTTTAGATAGTGTTCCAACAATAACCTCAAGACCTTGTGATTTATTGGCTACTACATATTTTAAAACCTTGTCCCAATTATCATCTCCTATGTCAAGGGTAATATTAGTTGGTGTTTTATCGGGTGTTGCTCCCTTGTTGGCAGTTGCTGCTGTATCCGCTGACTCAGGTAGGTCATCTCCAGCATATATATAGTGTCCAAGACCGAACATTGCTAGGTTTTTTACTAGGCATCTCATAATTGTTTTGTTGATATCAAACATTGTGGCTGCCTCTACTTGCTTGTCTCCATATCTTGTTTGAAAAGTATATGGCTCTGATTTCATTGCCTTGTTTGCTCCGTTCATCACTGGAAGCCACATCTCAAGAGTTTCTCCCTCTATATTTACATAAGTTGAGCACATATACCCTAAGTTTTTGTCCTCAATGTAAGGCTGTCCGGTCTCGGGGTGTTTGTATATACCATAGGTAGCACTTGGGTATGCTTTCTTTACTTCTGCCCAAGCCCAAGCCCAAGGCAGGTAAGTTAGTTTGTCTTTTTGCTCAACCTTGTCATTGACATTGATTGATGATAGTGTTTCAAATACTGATTTACTCATGTTGATTTAATTTTTGTGTTAATTTAAAATAGTTTTTGATTGTTCTGTTTTTGTTATCTTTAAGTAATTGCAGTTGAGTTGGATTGTTCTTACCATTAAGCTCATCTACAATTTTTCTCTCTATTTTTTTTAGCTTGTCCCTATAAACATCAAGCCTTACTTTATATACTCCAACACGCCAACCTTTTTGAAATTCAACATATTGGCTCTCGGTTAGTTCTTTGTATCTGTCTCCTCCTACTGCCGTATCGTATATTGAAATGGCTTGTGTTTTTATTTCCTTAATTATTTTAATTCCGTAAAGCAATCTTGATTCGGAAACCTCGGTGTCAAGTTTGACTGAATTAGAGTCTAATTTTGCTTGGATAAAAATGTCGTCTATAATCATCTGTAAAATTAATTTATTTTTTTTATTTTAACATCATTCCACTTACCTAATTTAATTTTTTTGTTGACTAAAAAATCAATTCTATCAGTAAAACGCTTATTCATTCTGTCTTCAATAGTCCATACTCCGTTCATTTTACCAGCATTTGTAACACAAACTTTCGTTCCCATTTTAAATCCTAACGCCTCAAGATTGCGTGATACCGCTATTATTCGGTGGCTCATTGGTCTTTCAAGATTAATTACAAAGCCACTTGCGGTAATATCTGGTGTATCATCTGTCTGCCCAGCTACTGCATGGTAGATTGTTGCAGTTACTATGTATATTATTATTACTATGTTTTTCATAACTTAAATAATTCGTAGTTTGAATTTTGTGTCTTAAACTTTATATAATCCTCTCTTTGTTCTACTATCTCAGTAATCATAGTTGTTTGCCAAGTAAAATATTGATTAAATGGAGACATAATTAAGGAATAACCTACCTTTGGTTGTGGGTGGTCTGCTTTAAAAAAATTATCCTCATTCCATTCTACCCACTTTATATCCTTAGATTGTTTGGTTAATCCATCTCTTTCTCTAACCAGTTTCCAATTAAGTTGGTTTTTATCAATTCCCATTAGTTCTGCTTGTAATGGGTTTAAATGCATATTTCCTTCTTCATCAAAGGCAACTACTAATTTTGGTTGTGCTCCTCCTATCATATATCTAAATTTACATTGTTCTCGTTAATCATGTTTAGTAGTTGACTTTCGCACTCGGCATATACAGCTAGTTGTTCATCTGTTAAATCATCAGGTGCGTATTTAATTGTTTGACGTAACCATTGATTGTATTCCCATAAAACTAAATACATTTTACCTGCGTCGTTTGCTAATTTAAAATCAACTTGGTCCTTTGGTAGACTAAAGATTAGTTTTGCTTTCATTGGTTTATCTTTAAAAATTCAACTTGCTCATGCTTTTTAAACCACTCCTTGTTCTCATTGTACTTGTCAATAACCGCATCAATTAGTATTAAGTCTTCTATTGTAGAGCTTGATAGCTTCATTGTGAGGGCTTCAATTCTGTTCATGATATTATTCACCATGTCATTGTCGTTATTGTATAAGGTGTCGTAATACTCACGTGAATACTTATCTAATGAGCCTATTATTTTGTTTAGGTCTCTTTTAAGCTCTTGTCTATAAAACTTAGTTCCCTTTAGTTCTTCGTTATTCTCAAGGAGTAACTGCGATAATATAATTGACTTGACTACATCCATTTTTGCTCAAGTATTAATGTCTCTAAGTTATCAAGCGCATAGTCATTGAGCATATACTCAATGTCAATACCGTCCTTTATAGATACTGACACTATCTCAAATGAATGAGGGTAGCAAGGACTTTCGTATGTACCTTTTTCTTCTTCTGTATATATTCCGGAGACCTGAAAAATCATGTCTCCCCATTTAATCTCGTGTTCTTCCATTGTCTATAAGTATTTTAGTTACTCCGTTAATTATCTTCTTTAGCATCTTTCTGTCGTTATATAGTGCAGGTAGTTTTATTCTACTCATTTCATGCACTGCCCCCCACTTTCCGTTCTCTTGTATTATTGTCCAATCTTTCATAATTACTTTTTTTAAATGTTAAAACATACTTATATCCCTAATCATTTCCCCACATTTTACACAGTCAGTGGGGTTATTTTGGTTATTCTCGTTATACATTAACGGTACTCTCCATTTATGATTGCATTTGTTTTTGCTAATTGTTCTTTATTCATTGTTTAGATTTTAAATTACATTTAATAAAGGCACTCATATCGGTTAGTTGTAAGTAATACTACTATATCCATTCTATTGTAGGTTTTCCGCAGTAGCCCTTTTCCCATACATACCAAGCATAGGCTATCATTCCCGAGTTTTTCATTTTCACCCCATCTTTGTACAACGAA